ACGTCACGGCGCCAGGGTAGTCGCCAGCGGTGTCGAGCCGGATCACAAAGGACGGGGGGTTGCGCGAGTAGTCGGGGGTGATGTTGTCGTCGACGAAGTTGACGTCAGTGGTCTCGCCCATGAACCCGTACAGACGGCCGACTCCGCCGACGGTCTTGTAGACGCGGTAGCTCGGGGCGGTGATGCCGCCAGGCGCAGTCCACGCCACGGTCACCTTGTTGCCGACCACGGTCAGATCGACCGCGGCAACCGTGGTGCCAACGGCCAGCGACTCCTCGCGTCCGTCTGGGGTCACGGTGGTGACCTTGTAGTAGTAGTTCTTCGTTGTGCCGCCGCCCGGGCCGGACACCGTTGCAGTGGGCGACGTTGGGGTGGCGGGCGAACTGCCCAGCGTCGGCACCGTCAGCGTCCAGTTGAGCGCAGCCAGGCGGCGCAGCTCGCGGGTCTGGTAGCCGGTAGCGCTGATGGTGATGACGTCGGCAGACTGCGTGAAGCGCAGGGTGAACAGGTCGGTGCCCTGGTAGGGCGTGGCCACCTCATAGGGTACGCCAGTGTTCAGCAGCGTGGCGCCCAGCGTGTGGAAGCGCATGTACAGGTGGCCGAGCTCCAGCACCATGGTCTGGGTCGCGCTGAAGCTGAAGGGGATGATGCGGACCAGGTTGGTCGACACCCCAGCCGCGCGCACGAAGGCAAAGCCTGGCCGTTTTGTGAAGGGTCCGTGCGGCAGGATGACGCCGTTCTTGGCCAGGGCCAGGCCCGTCTGGAACTTGACGTTATCCAGACGGCCGTACATCTCCGGCGTGATCTCGCCGCCTGCGAAGGATCGCGTGAGGGTTTTAGTAGATGCCATAGCCGGACCCGTAGGTGTAGGAGTCAGTGCTCGGGGTCGACGATCCGCCCAGCCCATTGCGCGCATTCAAGGCCGACGGGTTGTGGGGGATGTCAAAACTCATTTTGTTGGCGTCGGTTGTGATGGCTGTTTTCAGGATCGCGCCCACCGCCTTGCGCATAGCCTGGCTGGCGCCAGCGCCCTCGTTGCCCTTGATGATCGGGCCTGCCAGGTACGACGCCACAAGGTAGCCCATCAGCGTTGTGAAGCTGGGCGTGAACTTGGTGGGGTCAGTAATTGGCCGCGTGTAGATCATCACCGCGTCGGCCTTGTTGGTGTAGATGACATCGCCCTCGACATCGTAGGGCTCGCTGTCCTGCTCGCCCATCGTGGTGTCGCCGGTGGGGATGCGGCGCACGACCATGCAGTCGGATGGCTTCGCGTAGGCGTAGGTCCACGCAGTGCTCGCGTTGGTGGCCAGCAGACCCAGCGTCTGGCGCGTGCGGGCGAAGGACCAGTCCGACATCTCCAGCGCTTCGGCCAGGGCCATCGGGTAGAACACGGCGGCGAGATCAGCCTCGGTGGTGCCATCGGGGGGATCAATGGCCGCGATGCGGCGGGCGTTGCCGAGGTGGCTGAGTGCTGCATTGCAGATGTCGACGATCGAGGCCATGGCTGTCTCCAGAATGAGAAAGGGGCCGGGGTTGTCCCGGCCCCTTCGGGGTTGCTACGAGCTGGGGTTAGCCCAGATCGGCAGGTGCTGCAGGAGGCGTTGTTTCAGCCCCCTTCCGTGTGGCCTTGGCAACCAGGGGTTCACCAGCTTCGTCGCAAGCAACGAGGCAGGGGGACTTGTCTGGACCAAAGGACTTTGCAACATCAGCGATGTCGCCTTCTTTGTAGAGGCGGTCGCCGATAAAGCAAACTTCAAGGACTTTGTACAGGGCCATCTGTTACTCCGGGTTAGGTGATGCTGTAGCCGACAGGGTAGTTCTTCGCTACGTCCTGGAAGCCTTCAGAGTAGATCGCGGCGGTGAACTTGCCGGCGGTGGCGTTGGAGCCAGACACGACATAGTTCAGACCGAGATAACGCTGGCCGATTGGCTGGGCGTTCAGGATAGCGCGGCCAACTTTCAGCTCGATTGGCTTGCGGCCAGCGGTCAGTTGGGCGATGGCCAAGGCACCTGTCGAAGACAGCACCGTTGGGGTGCCCAAGTTGGCAGCTGCAGAGCTGATAACCTGGACTTCAACGGAAGTGGCGGTGGCAAAGTTCTCGTCAACGGTCACGGTGAAGCAGAGCTCCTGGCCGGCGCCAACATCACGTGCCTGGGACAGGTCGATGGTGTTGGTCGACACGGCGGAGGCTGTTACGGCCTGTGCGTTCGAGACAAGGGTTAGTGCGTCGATGATCATTTTGTGCTCCGGTTGGATTGATGCTAGGCCAGGGATTGCTCCCCGGCCTGTTCACCTTTAGACCACTTTGGTCTCGGTGTTGATGATCTGATCAACCTTGCGCACGGGGATGCCCAGGAAGGTCAGTTGCTTGCCAGGCTGGCCGAACTGGTTCAGCGCGTCCTGGATGCTCAACACCGATGCGCTCTTGTCCAGCGCAGCGATGCGCAGGTGGGAGCTGACGGTGCGGTTTGCGTAGAACGCAGCGCGGCCCATGTTCAGGTTGGGGATGCGGTCGATAGCGCGGGACATCAGCTTGATCAGCGCGGTGGCTGCGGTGGGCGCCTGGGTGGTAGTTTGGGCTACCAGGTCAGCGACCTTGATGTTTGCGATACGAACCACATAGCGCCAGTCTTTCACGACCAGGCCATTCTTCCACTGGTACATGGTACGCAGTGCCTGATACCAGCCGCCGCTGCCGTCGGACACGGACTCTTCGCCCAGGTCTTTGTGCTGCAGGCCAGCTTGGGAGCCCTTGGGGAATGGGCAGAACACGGTCTGCTCGCCCCACACCACCAGCCACACGGAGGTGTTGGTAGCGGCGGCGTCACCGTTGGCGTCCAGAATGTTCTGGGCGTTACCGGCGCCGGACAGGGTGCCGTAGCGGGTAGCCAAGCCCAGGTAGGTCTTGGGGTCGGTGCCAGGGTTGCCGTAGAACAGGGTCTGGCATTGCAGCTGGTTCATCGCTTCGATGAAGGCCGTGTCTTCAGACAAGCGGAAGGCGGCGGTGTTGCCGTTCAGCTTGGCCAGTTCCACGTCGATGTGGCTGCGGGCTTCCATGATGCCGACGGACTCGTCGACCTGCGCAGTGGTGGACTTGGAAGTCGGCACACCGGCATTGATCATGCGGAAGTACACAGTCGGCAGACCGGTGCGGATGATGACGCGGTGGCCGGTGGGCAGATTGCCCTCGACAAACACAGCATCTTCGAGAATGTCGTTGGTCTGCGAAAGCAGTTCAGCGACGGCGGGAACGTTGCCGTTCGGATCGAGGCGCTTTGCCCAGTCAAGCAGGGTAAGCTGGCCAGTAGATAGAGTTGCCATTTATTGACTCCGGTTTCAGTTCATGTTGGGGTAGAGCTGCTTCTCCAACGTAGACGCAGGGGTCGAGGTGCGAGCACCAGCCTTCACGAATCCGTCTTCCGAAATAGCCTTACCAGCTTTGAATGCGAAGCGAATGATCTCAGGGTGGTTGCCCAGCCCGCTCTCCTTCAGCATCGTCTTCAATTCACTTGAGCCAAAGGTGTCGATGGCCTTCTGCGCAACCGACAGGTTCTGCTGGAGGTTATCGCCCCCAAACTCCTTGTCGGCTTTGCTAGATTCCGCCCAACCTTTCACTGTCTGGGCCTGGGCATCAGCTTGCTTCTGCTGCATCTTGGCAGCGATGTCTGCAACCTTCTGCGCCGTGGCCTGGTCCAGCTTCAGTTCCTTGGCCAGCACGCTGAACTCTTCCGCAGCTGCGGTGTCGAGCTCAACGCCCTCGGGCATCTTGAATTCGTACTTCTCGGGGACCGTAGTCTCCTTGCCGTCCGACTTCCCTTCGCCGTCCTTGGCTTCACCTTCTGGGGCTTTCGCCTCGCCCGGCTTCGCCTCGGCAGCAACCGGTGCTCCCGGGGTCAAAAGCGATTCGCCGCTAGGCGCACCGCCAGTGTTTGTTTGCTGCTCACCTGCGGGGTTGGGTGTACCGCTTGGTGCTACTGCTTCTGTCATTTTTTACTCCTATGCTCCGTGAGCATTTCCATGAACCTCTCGGGCGAGTGGTCCAGGACATTCGCCTGGATCATCAAACCCATGTTGCGTTGGCCCTCGTTGAAGGCCATCGCGCTGCCGGAGTTGTTGAAGCTGGTGCGGTTCACGCCTGCCTTCTCCAACAACCACGCCACAATCCTGCGGCCCCGGGGGCTGGACATCAACCACTTGATGTCGTCAGCATGTGTGCGCTGTGCGTTCTCGGCCTGTTGCTTTAACGCTTCATGTTGCACCTCGCCGGAGTCGTCGATGTCTAAGTTCATTGCGTCGGATAGTAGATCGTGGTATGCGGGTTATGTGCTCACCTGCGACGCAGGAATGCACCCCCACCGCTGAAGGTGCCGGTGTACTCGACGCCTGTCGGGCCGTACTGCGTACCGGCCTTGACATCTGCGGGATCTGGCCACACCAAAGTGCCTGACACGGTGGCCGATTGCGTTGCGCTCAACGATACGGATTCACCCAGAACGGTGACCATGACTTGCGTGCAACCCAGGGCGTCAGCCACCGCGATGGCCTCTGCCAGGGTAGTTGCGTGGATGACGTTGACGGTGGCGCCATCCGACAGCGTGACGGTCTCTGTGAGCGTTGCGCCCATCACCAGTGCGTGGGTCACGGTGTCGCCAAGCGCGATGGCTTCCGAGAGCGCGTTCGAGAACACGGCCGAGGCGATCAGGCTGTCAGCCAGGGTGAGCGTTTCAGTCAGCGTTTCGTTGTACGTGTTGCTGCCCGTGAAGATGCTGTCGGCATAGGATTCGGTGAGTGTGGTCGACTCTGACAGCGCCAGCGTGAACACGATAGGCCCAGCGCTGGTGTCGCCTGGCGCGATGGACTCGGCCAGGGTGTTGGCCATCGTCATCGTGGTCGCGGTGGAGTCACCGGCGACCACGGTCTCCGTCAGTGCGCCGACAGCTGTGAGTGCGGCGGCAGCGCCGTCACCCACAGCGGTGGTCTCTGTGAGCGGGAGCGTGAAGACTATGGCCGCGGTTTCAGTATCCCCCATCGCGGCGGACTCGGCCAGGGTTGCTGGCATCACGAGGTTGGGCGTGTACCCGTCGCCCGCGGCGATGCTCTCCGTGCGCGTTGACAACATCGTCATCACGGCGGCGTAGACGTCGGTCGCGGAGAAGGTCTCCGTCAGCGACTCGTTGTACGTCGTGGGGCCGCCGGCGCTTACCGCAGGGCTACCCGCAATCGCTCCGTCGCCAATAGCACCGTAGGCAATGCCACCATCATAGGTAGTAGCTGGTACTCCTGTTGGAAGCGCACCAGCGAGTATGCGGGGGATCATGTAACCGCCGGGCTAAAGATTTGCCACGGGTTGTCTGAGAGGGACTTTATCTCTGCGTCTGAGAGTGCGCGGTTCCAGATAGCGACAAAAAGCACCGAAGCACCCGATAGCCTCTCTCCAGAGTCGCCCCTAGATAACACGCTAAAAGCATCTCCGGGCGCTTGGAAAGTTCCAGTTTTTGCAACTGTAGCGCGGCGCAGACCATCAACGAATATTGCTGCATTGGCTCCGTCGTACACGCCTGCCACCGGGACAACTCTGCTGCCGTATGGTGCTAACGCCCCCATAGAACTTGTCGGGAACATGACTACCTCAGCAACACTAGCGACACCGAATGCAAACTGTTGAGGACCTGAATTTACTCCGAGGCGAAAGTTATATAAGGTTTCCGTCTTGCTGACGAACATCCCACTACAGGATGTATCGTTTATGTTATCGGCTAGTACAAAGACGGTTATCTTGTCTGTCCCGCTAGGCCCTATATCTGCCCGCGTACCAAATGAATAATGGCCTGTGCCAACGCCTTTTGCCGCGATGCCTCTTGTTGATGGGGTTAACACTGGTGGCGTCCCAGATAGCGACCCGAGCTTTCCAGTTACAGCGTCCAGTGTTGGGTTGTTTTCAGCCGTTGCAAACACTAACCCCCGCGTTACCGGATTACCCCAATCAATCCCCACTGGGTACTGAGGCTGCCGTGTGCGGCGCTGGTTGAGTATCAGCGTCATGGTTAAACACTCGTAGCAGAGATTTCCGAGGTGAACGCCGTGCCCGAAGTCAGAGCAACACCGAGATCATTTTTGATGACCACCTTGAAGGCGTAAGGGCAGTAACCCAAAGCCTGCGCCACGCTGAATGTAGCGGTCTGGGTAACAGATGCAGTGTTCATTGGCACAGTACCCAATAGGCGCAGATTCGGCTCGTCAGTCGTCGTCGTTCCAGAGGTAGGGCCGCTGCGGTAGTTGGTTCCGTCCAGCGACTCAATGACAAACACGACAAGCTGCTTATTGCCAGAAGGTGTGTTGGTCGTAGCAACGTCCACCTCAACGATCACATCCAGCGGTTTGTTCGTGTTAGCGGTATAGGCGCTGGAGGCAACGTAGGTAGCTGCTGCCAGCGTAGACAGCCCGGTGACTGTCAGGCTGGTGCGCGTCCCTACTGTCTGAGTTATGGTTGCCATAGATCACCTCAAGGGTTTAGCGCACGAACAATGTTGTCGATGGTGATCGAACCTTCAATAACCAGATCAACAGGTGTCGTGGTTGTTCCAGAACCCACGACATAAAGGGCTTCCCCTTTGGTTGCAGGCCGTTGAATGATGGTCTTGACGTTAGCCCAGCCACCAGATAAGGCAGCCCCTGCCACACCGCTTGGGACGTTGCTCAAGCAGTCTTGTAGGCCCGCACGAATGGGGGCCTTGTCAGTGCGTAGCGACTGGCGGCCAGCAAGCATGGTTTGCAGGTTGAACTGCTTGCTCTGGCACATCAACGCACGGTTCATCCACTGCTGGGTTGTGTCAGGTGCGTCTGTCGGAGTGAGGTTAGCCCATGTGACATTGTTAAAAATGTCGTCTACAGTTGTGCTCGACTTCCAGACAATGTTGGTGCTGTCCACGTTGTAGAAGTCAGCCATTGCACCCACTGCATTTGCTGTGCGGTTGACCACAAAAGCAGGGTTTGTTTCAGCAGCGATAGCAGCAGCGAGGGTTTGAAGTTGGGTTGTATTCAGGTTCATGGTTACCTCAAAATTAAGTAAGCCGCAAAAACGATAAGGGCCAAGTACCCAGACCAGAAAATTGCAAATTTGATGTTCAT